TGTATTTCTAAATCCTTATTCTTAAACTTCTCCTCTATTAATAGCTTTTCAAGTCTGAAATTTTGCTGTAATGCTGTTCTTAGTTCCTTTTCCATAGCGTCGTAACTTATTTTTACTTGTTGTAAGTCTGCTAAGCTACGTTCCATTGAGTTAATTAAATCAGTTCTGTGTTCGTGTTTTTCTTTTATTTCTTCAAGGCTCAGTTTAATCTTTAAATATGTAGTGTCTAAGTTTACTTTGCCTGTTATAATTGTCAATTCATCCATTAATTCGTGTTTTCGCTTGTTATATTTATCTAAATTACGTCTAAAGTATGTCTAAAGTACGTCTAAATTACGTCTAAAATGGAACATCTTTTTTCATCTTTTCGCTAAATGAACGTATTTCTTTACCTTTAACAATATCTACTTCTTGAAGTGGCAATTCTTTAGGTTTTGTTAGTTCGTGTTTTCTTTGAGCGTAAACCTTGTTCCCAAATTTATCTAACATATAATACTGATATTTTTGAGTGTCCAAATATAGCTTATAAGTTCCGTTTTTTGATACGCCTTTTGGTTTACTCTTTGCAACTTTCAAATGAACTTCGTTTTCTTTTGCTACCGTTCCATCGTTCAATAATAAGTCAGTTGCTGGCCTCCAAAGTATTAAAACGCTTAAACCTTTTCTAAACCATACTTGACCACCTGCGAAATCTCTTGCACTTGCAATAGGAAAATAACTCGCTTCAGTTCCTGCAATAGTTTTACCATTAACCATTGGTTGGTCTCTAACGTGGTTTATAATGCAATTATGTCGATTTGTTTTTCTTGCGTTTTTTCTTGCGTGTCCTAAAATTCTGCTAAGGTATTTATCCTCACGTCCTAAGTCAGAATGTATAAAGTTTTCAGTTAGTTCATTCCAAGGGTCAATAGTTGTAGTGTGAATTGTTATTTCGTGTTTTCGTTCAATCTCATCTACTAAATCATAAAACTTTTCAAGCGTTAAATCTTCGTCTATTGGGTCAATCACAATAAAATGTTCGTCAATAAACATTTGAGCCCGTACCAATTCAGCGTTATTCATTCCATATTGACCTTCGGTATAAGGTTTCCCGATATACTTATAACAAAGTTCTGCATAAATTTCGGCTGCACTTCCTGTTTCAGGTGAAAATATAACATGATTCCAGTTGTGTAAACACGAAAGGTTAATTAAGAACTCAAACCATAATTCAGTTTTACCACTTGCAGGAGCTGCGCCTATATAAGTCGTACATCCTTCTTTAATTGTATAGGGTAATAAATCCCAATCCCATCCAATTGATTTACCCTTAACTTGCTTTTCGTGTCTAATGGTAAATAGTTCATCGTTTAATTCGTTTAGTCTTTTATACATAATTAGTCAAATATAATTCGTTCTTTTTGTATTTCGTGTTTCTTTAAATGTGGAATCGTATTTAAAAGTTTAGTTTTCCAATTCTTAATAGGCTTATCGTTTCCGTCTTTCCATTCATTCATTACCCAACTTTTGTATTTATGCTTAACATCATCTTGATTAATGTTTGAACATTCTTGAATAGCAAAAGCTAAAAATTCAGATAATTCAGGTATATATATTTCTTTCTTTTCTTTCTTTACATTATTGTTAGTGGTTGATTGCTGGTTGCTCGTTGGTTGCTCGTTTGTTATTTCGTTGGTTGCTACTTGATATTTTTCATAGCTAACTATTTGAATAATAGTGCCTTGAGAACTTGTTTTGCTGGTTATTTCGTTGGTTGAAATTAACTTAGTTAAAGCAGTTCTAATTTGTTGCGATGTTAAACCAGTTTCACGTGCTAATAAGTCACGACTTGTAACAATAGAACCTACTTTTAATTCAATGCCTTTGAATCGTTTTTCTTTATGATTAGCTTTTAAAAGTAAATGAATAAATAACCTAAAACAGTTATTATCCGAGTACCATTCCCATTCGAGAATTTGCCTGTGTAATTTAATCCAACCGCTCATTTTAAAATGGGTTTTTATCGTATCTGTAATAAAATTCTAAATTTCCATTAGGGTAAACAGATGCAATGACTAAATGAAAATAACATGAATCAGATTTAATTACTTTTGTTATTTCTTTTGAAGTAAAAATAATTTTTTCAAAATCTGCTAATTCAGAAAACGTCATACCATTTTCAATCGCTAAATCTAAATTTGTAATAATTAATTTTTTCATTTTATTAATTTTTAAACATAAAAAAACCCTCGCAAATCCACTGGGTCTCACTTCAGTTTCATTACAAGGGTAAATAATTCCTTTTAGTTCTATATTGTGAGACCGAACTATTTTACAAATATAATAAATTTATTTAATCAAACTCAAAATTCTTGTAAAAATTATTCGATATATTAACACGAATCCTCCATCGTTTTATTTTACGATAGTCAATCTTTTGCTTAGGGTTGTATAGCTTAAACACTTTCATAGTTTTTCAACTTTATACCCCCACTCAATGTATTGTTCCAAAGTGTCAAGTTCATTTTCTTTGCCAGTGTAATCATAATCAACTTGCCTTAAATATCCATCCCCATTATCAAAACAATACCACCAAAAACCACCTAATGGTTCAACTGAATCTTCTAACCATACTCTATATTTTTTCATAGCTTTTCTAATTCATTAACAACTTGCTTCCAGAATGTTATTCTATCCAGCTCCAGTGTTTCCCATACGTGAGAGTGTGCTAAATAAATAGCTATCTTTTTAGCTGTTTGTTGGTGTTTTATTTCTAAACCTACATAAATATCATCCATTAGGTTTATCGCTTTTTGCTTCGGTGTCATATATTAGCTTTTACAATTACTGAATCTTCATTTACTATTTTGAACGTTCGTGTTTTTTTATATTCTTGTTTAAACTGAATAAGCCTTTTCCCTTTATCAGTGCAGTATATTTTTTCGTAATACTCATAACCTTTAGTTATTTGTTTATAAACACGATTCAAAACTTGTTCTAAGTCATCAAATGTAGTATATTCTATTGATAGTGAAACTTCTTTTATTTTCATATACGATAGTATTTATTTGTTTGTGAATCATACCTAACATTGTATGCTTTTGCATGGCAAATCTTTAAATATAACTCCATGTTAAACTTACCTATGTTTTTTTTCTCTTGGTCTTTCCAATACCTGATAATCTCTATCAAAGTAGGATTGCTTTTTTTAGGCTCTCTCATCGCATGAATTTTAAAATACAATACAATGCTCCAACGATAGCGAAAAGTATCACTGGAAAGCCTAAAAACGTGTAAATAACGTCTTTGTGTTCATCTGTTGTCGGTTTAACATCATCCAACAAGTTGTTTAATCTGTTTTTCATAACTTAAATTTTAATTGTTTCAGCAAATATACTATTCTTTTTAATATAAGTTACATTTTTTAACAATTATTTTTTAGGCAATAAAAAAACCCCTACTTTTTATAGGGGTCTTTCAGTTAAAACAATTAAACCAAATTATGATTAGATATGCAAATATAACTATTTAATTCTTTTAGTAATTACTTTTGCAATTATTTTACCTATGAATTTCAGTAAGCCACCTTGTGCGTCAACTTTCACCTCAACGTTATCAGTGGTCTTACTTACTTCTATATCTAAGTTTTTAGTATCTATATCTACTTTCGTGTTTCCGTCTTTGCGTTCTACATTAACATCTACGTTTTCCGTATCAACTTCTACTTTTAAATTCTTTTTAGCCATTATTTTATAAATTTAGTATATACTGATTTTCCTTTAATCTTTGTCATTCTTAATGCTTCTTTTCGGTTTCCAGTTGCTTTGTAACTTATATGAAACCAACCAGCCTGTGTTTCCGTACCACCCTCAAATATAGCTTGGTCAAAATCTAAATTCTCGATTATCCAAACAAATAAATCTTTGTCATGTAAATCTAAGTCCATTGCTTCGCCTTTGCAGTGCTGAGATGACTTTGCCCCTCCGATAACTTTATTTAATAACGTTGAACGAAAACCCGAATTGATTTTAATTGGTTTACCTACCTTTTTTCTAATAGGCTCAAACACTTTCTCACAAAGCAATTTAGCTTTTGCAGTTTCACTTTCATTCATCTTATTTAAGATGCTATGCTTTGTCGCTGATTCCGACCTTTCAAATTCAATAAGCGATACGTGTTCAGATAGTTTCATCTTCTAATTCGTTTTTCGGTAAAATTGCATAAAAATTATTAAATAAACCTTGTTTGTTTTTTTTAGTTTGTTCAATCAATGCTTTTTTACCATAACAATCATATAATCGTTGTTTAAGTTCTTGTACTTCGCTGTGTGTGTACCATAACCACATTGCAAGTACTCCAGTTGCTCCTTGCTTTTTAATTATTTCTAAAAGTTTGGTTATATCAATCATTGCACTTCGTATTTTGGAAGTTCTACGTTATTAACCCAGTCAATAATATCTTGGTCGCTCCAATCTTGCGTATAAGAATATTCGTAAAAATCTATCCCAAAGATTGCAGAAGGTGTTGTAAGCAAAACGTTTGCACTGCATACTCTGTTTATAATATCATCTGTTACTATTGTAACTGTTACAATAGGGTTAGTAATTGTAACGTTAAATTGCGGGAATTTATAAGTTGCCATTTTTTTATTTTTATTTTTATTTTATGTTAAAGTTGTTCCTGTTACTGTGAATACTCTACAAGGTATATATCTCATAGATCCACTTGTTGTTTTTGTTATTTGTGATATAGTAGCTGCAGTTCCAGATGTTTGATTAGTTATTACATATGCCCTTGTCGCTGCATTGTAAAATGTTGTTCCAGTCCAATAATTAAAAACAGTAATACCTAAATTCAAAGGTGAGTAATTAAATACTTGTCCAACCCAATTAGCTAAACTAAATAACTCCTGTATGTTTGGTAATCTCCAACCCGTTGTAAAAGTTCCTATGCTTGTTGCTAATGCTCCATCAATTGCATTATTCCAAGTTATATCAACTCCATTATCCGTTCTTTGCCATCCTAATACTGTTGAACCATCATAAGTTGACCAGTCAATCATTATATTATTGGTATATGTTGAACCGCCTAATTCATCTGTAAATCTATTCGTGTTTCCAAATGGATTGTTCTCAGCAAGTGTTGTGAAATCAGTTGCTCTTCCAGCTTCAATATCACCATCATCTCCAGTTCTATAAGAAGTTGTTTGACCCGTTTTCATTAACGTAGCACCAACGGCTGCTTCACCTGAACCGCTACAACTAAAATATTCCTGTGCAATCCCCCAGCCTATTTCGTTATTACAAGCACCTTCTCCCCATCCTATGTCATTTGCCATAATTTAATTTTTTTAATATGTTTTGCTTAATGTGAATATATCTGAATAAATAGAATTGTTAACGTTATTTGCACCTTGCCCCCAACCTATTGCGTTGTTTGCTGCTCCGTCACCCCAACCGTTACTATTTGCCATTTTTTACTTCTTTTTGTTTAGTTAAATAAATCATTAACTTTTTTATGTTCTCCTGTTTAGGAGTATATTTTTTTACTTTTATAGAATCCATCCACCGTAATTATTAATGTCACTTGGGTAAATATCCCCATTTACATTTGCGTTGTATTCTGGGAATATGTCTTGATTATAAATTATATAACTTATAAATCTATCAGTATATTCTTTCGCTATATTCGAGTATTTGTTTATCAAAAAGTCAACTTCCAGTTTATCTACGTTTTCCGAGTTTTCAGAACTATGTTTGTATATTCCTTTGTTTGCTATTGTATAAGCAGCATTCGGCAAATACTCAACCATACTCCAATAAATAAGCATTGGTTTAACGTATATTTCTAATAGGTCTTTATAATCACTAAAAGCAGGGTCATCTATATCTCCATTCAACACTAAATCTTTAATCTTAGTTAGTAATTTAGTTCCTAAGTAATTTTCTATATGAATGTCTTGAGCTATTTTGATAAACTGAATAAATTTATCCGTATCCGTGTTTCCGTTTAATGCTGTTAAACGAACTAAGTCATCTCTTGTTATTAATAAAGCCTCTGCCATTATTCTCCGTATGTTTTATTAGTTGGTAAAAACCCGTTGTAAGGCATATCTTTTGGAAGTGTACTAACTTTAGGTTCGTTTTTAACTACATAACCTAATTTTTCAGCTTTACGAACTGCTACTCTTTTAGCTTTTGGGCTATTAACATCTATTCCAGTACCCTCAAAACTTGCATACACTTGTTTATTCCACCTATGATTGCAATTACCACCACCTTTATATAACCAAATTGAATATAAATCAGCTCCCTCTGGTCCCCAACCTGCATTAACAGCTTGTGTACTCATTCTTAATATATCTTCTTTACGATAAATCTTTTTAGCTAACATCATTTTTCTACAAAATTCTCTTGAATCTGTTGTAGTATTACCTTGATAAACATAACGTGTTATGAATTTAACACCGTCTATATTTTCGTCTTGTGTACTTTTTGAATTAGGAAATGCAGAACCAGTTGAAACAAGGTTAACTACTTTACTTAATAAACTTTGTTTTGGCTCTTTAGAAAGTGTTTCGTTCTCGCTATCATCATTATCATAATCAACAGGGCTTTCGTCTATTAGAAGCCAATTTTCGTTTGGGTCTTCTCCTAAGTCAATTAACGATTGAGCAACAACAGAATCTTTACTTAACATCGTTCCATCTTCTAAATCGCTTCCTCCTGTTTCAGCAGGTAAACCTACAATACTTCTAATTTCGTTAGGTGTCATTGACTCAATAACTTTATTAGCAACTAATGGAGACAGGTTATTAATACTTTCAAGTAATCGTTTTTTATCATTGTTAGTTGTTAAATCACCATCAGCATCTAAAGGATTTAACGTTTCAAAATATAATTTAAGTGATATTCCGTTATATGCTAAGATTTTATCTAATTCATCAATCAATAATTCTTGATATGGTTTAATAACCATGTTTTCAAATAATATAGCTGAGTTTCTTAGTTCATCTGCGTTACTTGAAAAGCCATTACTTGAAGCAATACCAAATAATAAAGGAGAAGTTACGTTATGCCCTAACATTATTTTGCGTAAACACTCCTCACTTAAATATGTATAATGGTCTGGAGCATCGTTTAACGGTATATCCTCAACACTTGTTCGTGTTTCTACATTGTCGTTAAAACTTACTATAACTTTACGACCTTGTGAGCCTGTTAATTTTCCTAATACTTGGCTTGTGATTTGGTCTTGTTGCTCTGGAGTAGGAACACCGTTATTAAAGTTTACAATCTTAGTCCCAGAAAAACTATTTTGAACTTCATTGATTAAATAGTTAGCTACTTCTTCTTCTAACATTGCGTAACTTAACGCACCTTGATAATCAACGTAACTAAAGTATTTCATGCCTATTGAATAAGGCTTAATATAAAGTATCTCTACTTCATTATTTGAAAACCCAAAAGCATCAAATCGCTTAGGTGGGAATTTGCGTATATCTTCCCAATTATCAGAATAATAATATGCTTCTATTTCTCCGTCTTTATTACACTTTTCAGGTGCTAATAACTGTACTGGAATATGATATGCCTTAACAATCTTTGAATGGTCTTTAGTGTAATGAACTTGAATAGCACACTGCCCTAAAGCCTTTAATTCAAATGCTAACTTTCGTAAACAATCTTGATTGAATAAGGTCATCATTTGAGCATACTCATTCGGCTTTTTATTATCATCTAAAGCAAACAACCCACGACCGTAAATTAATCGGCTTATATTGTTTATAATTGCGTTATTAGTTGTTGAATTTTTATACCTATCAATAAGGAAATTAAAATAAGAATTTGAATCCCCATACGTTACCCAATCTTCTCTTTTGGATTCAACCACTTCTGGAGCTTCGTATTTTGCTAAATCTATTATATGTAGGTTATTCATAAGTTATATATTCATTTGTAGTCGAATGACTTGTGTACTGCCCGTTATTAACTGAAAAATTAACTATTGTTTGGTCGGTACAAAATGCTTTACCCCTAAATACTAATTCTCCGTCGTTAAATAATTCAATTTTATAAAAGTGATTTTCTATTAATTCACAATAGATATTTAAAACCAAATAATATACTTTGTCTTCAACTGAATCAATAGTGATTTCTTCTATTGTATTATTACTTTCGTCCGTAAAATATAAAGTATCAAATGTATTAGAACGTGGTATTATTACCAATTCTTGAAGTTCTGTTGAAGTAGTTAATACATTCATATATTATAAACGTTTGTTTCGTGTTTCTGTTTCTAAAACAAAAAACCCCACCAATTTAGGCAGGGTCTTTTATGCTTGGAGAAAATAAAACTTAAGCAGTAACTACGGATGCTCCGTCTAATACTACACTTAGTAAATCAGCTTCACTTGAACAATCTAAGAAATTAGCAGGTACATTTTCCATTCCTAAGAAAGTCAAAGAATAACCGTTGAAATCTCCCAATGCAGTTCCAGAAGATACCGTTCCAGCACTTACATCGCAACCTCTTTGCAATCCTGCAATAAAGAATTGATTTCCACGTGTTCTAACAATAATGTTAGGTCGTCCGTAAGCCAATAATTTGATTGTTTTATGTGTAACTACGTCTTGTTTTTTTAACTGTATTGTTAACGTTTGCTCAAAAAATGTAGTACCGTTATCTCTTGAAGATTGAATAGCTTGTTCAAAAGCATTCGCACCTTTTAATTCGTATTTATATACCGTTGGCACGTTTGCAATTTGAGTAATTAAATCAGTGTAAGTTCCGTCATAGGTAATATCACCACCCAATGCAGCAGAATCAGGATTGTACGTCCCGTAGTTAATAATATAGATAGCATCTAATCCACTTACTGAATCTTTACATGCTTCTAATCTTCCATTTGCTATATCACAGCTCATATCTTTTTATTTTATAATGTTAAACAAAAAAGGGTGGCGTATATTTCACCACCCTCGCTTATAGTTTAGTTTGATTAGTTAGCTGAATTTACAATTCCGTAAGTAACCAAGTCAGATGCAAAACCGTATTTAGCATCAGCCGTAAACCTGAGAATTACTCTGACATTCTGAGATCCGTCGATGTCACCCATGTCGATAACTTTAACTTCGTTCATGTCATTCATCAAACCAGTTGCAAAGAACAAGTTTGAAGTTTGAGAAAGCAAAGCAGTGTTTGAAGCAAGTCCGTTAGCTAAGAAAATTTTAACTCCGTCAAAATACAAGTCATTCAATACTTGGTTAGTTCCTTTGTTTTCGTAACCGTTAGCACCTACACCAGCAGCAGCAAAACCACCCAATGCACGAACGTAAGCTCTATAAATGTTGTTAGAAACATAAAGAACTAAATCCTCTTTTCCGTACAATGCAGCAGGAAGTGCGTCAATGATTGAACCTAATTGTGCAATAACGTTTGTAGCATCAACAGTAGTACCAGCAATTTCTTGAGCAGCAGGTAAAGCAGCATCAGTAGTTAATTGTGTCATAATACCTGCAAATTGTCCAGCTGTTGCGTTAACACCTCTCCATATTGAAGTTTCCATTCCAGCAGCAACTTTCTCAGCAGCATGAGCAATTAAGAAATCAGCGAAAGACTTAGGCAATACATCGAATGCAGAATAACCCATTTGGATAGCATCCCAATCTTGTCTAAAATCAGACTTACATAATTGTAGGTTAACTTGGAATGATTCAGGTTGAAGAACTCGCTCTGTTAAAGTTACAGTTGAAGTTGGGTCAAAATCGCAAGTCGCATTTCTAATGATGTCATCAGTTGCTACTCTTTTGATAACTTGCTTGTACTTTACGTTAGGGTAAATTGTGATTCCGCCTTTTTCTAAAGTTGGAGCAGACAATAAAGCTGCAGCAATATACTTACCTGCGAACTCGCCTGCGTAAGTAGTTGTAATTGATTGTGTTGTACTCATTTTATTTTAATTTTTTAATTTATTTATACTGCAGTTAATGTAATTGCACCAGATGATGTTCCCAATCCGAAAACATACCAGTTAGAACCATCACAATTTAATTCTACGAAATCTCCGATTGAGTCAGCAGAAGCAGAAAAAGTAATTGTGTTTTCATCTGCACCGTGTACGTTTGTGCTATTTACGATAACACCACCTTGAATTTTGTTTGAAGCCGCTTTAATAGTCCAAGCAGTAGTTGCAAATAATGCTCCTACGATGAACTTATAAGAATGACCCGTTGCATCAGCAACAGCAGGAAGTGTAATTTGCGCACCTGCAGCAGCGTTTAAGATAAATACTTTACCGCTATCCTCAGCAGTTAAAGTTGTTGCACCTGTCAATGTTTCAACTACGCCAACTTGACGCAAAACATCGTTAGATACTGAAATTAATGTTGTACTCATTTTTTTTTTGTTTTTAAATTATTACTTATTTAGTTTTTCTAAAATTGTATCCATTATTGAACGTTTTCTTTTAGAAGCAAGTTTAATTCGCTCTACAGGATTCGTGTTTTCAGGATTGAATGAAATAGGCTTAGGCTTCTCGCTTAATTCTACTTCTGTTTTTTCTTCTACTTTGTTTAGTTTAGATAATTCAGCTTTCAAAGTTTCGTTTTCTGCTTTTAATGCTTCGATTTCAGAAAAGAATGATTCTTTAACTACACTTTCAATAGTTTTCTTTGGAGTAGCTACTGCAGTTTCTTTTTCCGCTTCTACTTCAATTTCAGTTTCTGTTTCAGGTTCTTCAACTTCTACTTCTTCTTCCATTTTCTCTTTCACTTCTTTAACGATACCTTCGTTTTCGATAACTAAAATACGTCCGTCTTCCATTTCGTACTCTCCAACTGGCAAAGGTATTTTTTGCTCATCTTCGGTAACTACAAAAACTTCCATTTCGGGTTCGAATGATTCAGCTTCGATAACTGTTACTCCGTCCGCTAATTTCATTTGTTCTAACTTTACTTCCATTCCTAAAAGTGTTCGAACTTTGTTTAAGATTTGATTTGTATTCATTTTTCGTGTTTATTTATTTTATTTAACTTAAAAGCGAAATAGCTTTTTCTAAAGATTTTATATTTTCCAATGTTCTATTTTTTTCTTTTATTGCAATATTTAAGTCTTTATATATTTGCCATTCGTTTGGTGAAATACCTAATTCTTTTGCAGTGTCATTTATTTTTTTCAATAATACATCAAATTGTTTAGTAATTTCATAAGATTTATTATGAACGGCTAATGCTTCTCTTAATGAATTTATTGCTCCAGTTGATTTAGAATAAGCTGTATTTGATGTATTATAATAATCATTAACTGCTTTGTCAACATCTGTATTTAAAGCCAACTCTACTTCGTGTTTTGCTAATTGAGTTTCCTCTTTAAAGAGTTTGTTGTAAACTGTCTTTCTTGTGTTCATAGTTATGTTTTAAACGATTAATAAATTATGCTGTTACTTTTTTATCCGTTTTGACGTATTGTAGTCCTTACTCCGTTTACGTCAGTTGTCGTTACATTTTGAGGTGGTACACTTGCTGTTTTACCTATTCCTTGCGCTCTTAAACTTCCGTCACAGCATTTGTTTGAATAAGTATTGTCTTTACATAGACAACCTCTTTTGCCACCGCGAGGACTTACTTTGCTAACTGTTCTTTGCGCCATATTATTTATTTAAATCGCTCTGTCATTTTAATAACATTGTCCAAAGGCCCTAAAATACTAATAGCCTTATTTAATTCAGGAAGATTATTTGTATTTATTCCTAATTCTTTAGCTTGTTTTTCAAAATCATTTATTTCTTTTTCTAAACCATTTGAAAGCGCAACAGCCATTCTATTTAATTCACGGCTCTTTTTTGTAAATGCTTCCATTTCTTTTGCCCAATTTTGACCTTGTTTATAAATGTCAATTCCATTATCGTGCATTGCAGTAATCATTTGTAAAGAAGCTAATTCAACTTCGTGTTTAGCTAACTTTACTTCTTCAGCATTTTTCTCTAATTGAGAAACCATTTTAAAAATGTTGTTTAGTTTATTCATTTTAGTTTATTTTAAAAGTTCTTTTAATTGATTTATAACATTATTACTTGTACTCATCTCGTATTTGTCAGCAAAATATCCCTCTATTGAAAAACCTTTAACTTTACCTGCTTTTACGTCTTTCCAAATATCCTCGTTGTTTACTTTCATAGCAATCATCCAAGTTCCTTTTGGTAAGCTAAAACCGTACTCTTTAGATTTATCCATTTCTGGATTATCAATTACCCAACTTTCAACAACACTCATTCCGTTTAACTTTTCTTTATGTTCTAACGTTGCATTGTTTTGATTAGAACGCATTAAGAACAATTCTGAAGCCTTTTTAATAGTGTCCTCACTAAAATATATGTAATATCCGTTTCCGTCTTTGTCAGCCCTTAAAATTTGCTTATTAGGAACCAATGCAGCACCCATTAAAATCTTTTTTTCGGAATCTACTTCTTTTAGTTCTATTTCGTGTTTTGATAAAGCTATAAAGTTTTCTTCGATTGCAGGAGAATGAACAACACTAACCGCATGGATTCCCGTTTGTAAATCGTTTTCGTCTATTACTAATTCAATTATTTTCTTATCCATATTTTCTAAACGTTAAAATGATGCGTTTTGTAACCTATTCCTTTCAAGGCTTAATCCATTTGCTACGTCCCCACTAACTACATATGCTCTTGTTGGTTGTTGTTGTATTTGTGCTAATTGATTAACTCCAGAACTTCCTATAACATTAAAGTTAGGGGCCATTGCACCACCTCCAGCACTTGGAGATTGAACTTGGTCACCTCCACCGTCAAATTTAGCTTTAGATATTGTAGCTATTTGTAACGCACCCATAGCAGCGGCAGCAATACCAAATGGAATACCTGTTGGAATACCACCACCGTTTCTAATTGATTGCACTACATTCGAAGCTGTATCTATTACTGTTTGAACAATGCGAAGTTTTTTGTCTCTATCAAACATTTTACGTTTAATTTCTTCTTCTTCTTTACTGCCTTTTTTAACGTTTTTAAGTCGTTCCTCATCATTTGCGTTTAGCAATCCGTTTAAAGATGACATTGCTTGTCCAAACGTTTGAGCATATTTTAAAATTAAATCTACTCTTTGTTGTTGCGCTAATTTTTGAGCATCTAATTCTTCTTGTTCTTTTTTCTTTACTTCTTCTAAATACTGTTGATATGAATCAAGTTTAATTTGGTCTATTTCTTTTTGTGTAGCTATTTCATTTAATTGTCCTTGTAATTTTATAGCTTGAATATCTTTAACTGATTTAGTTTCTAATTTTATTATTTCTTGTTTATCATCTTCAATAGCTTGTTTTAATTTTTCAGCATTTTCATTTTGCGCTAATTCTAATTGAGCTCCAGAAAGTTTTTCTAAATCCAATCTTTTTTGAAGTAAATCCCTTAATATATTTTCATCTGTGTTTGCCTTTTGTATTTCTAATTCAATTAAAGCATCTAATTCGTCTTTTTTTGAAGATACAACATTTGATGTGCCTTGTTTATCTATTTCTTTAATAGCTAATTGATACCCAGCTTTTGTATTTTTAAGTTCTTGAAGTTGTTTTTCAGTTTCTTTTTTTACTTTTTCTCCCTCTGCTTTTACTTCTTCAGGGTCAAATAATAATTTAGCTCCACCCTCTGCCATTTTATCAAAGTATTTATTGGCTTCTTTTAATGGTTCTAAATCAATTAATTTTTTACCGCCTAATGCTTCACTAACATAATTTGCTCCTTTAATTAATAAATCAACTTGTGCAACCATAGCAGTAATTGGAATTAATGCTATTTTAGTAATTGCAGCTATAACTTGTTTTGCTATTTTGAAATTTCTTAATGTAGCTTCTTCTTGTAGTTTTGCTGTTACTTCATTTTGTTTTATTTGTTCTTCAGTTGCTGCTATTGTAGCATCTATTTGTTTTATTTTTATTCTTAAAATTTCTTTTTCAGATAAACCTTGTAATTTTAAAATGTTATCCTGACTATTTAATGATGTTAGTTTTTCATTTTCAATAAGAACATTTTTTTCTGTTTCAGCATTTAATGCTTCTTGTTCTGAAGTTACTCCACTAACAGCAGCTTTTATATCGTCCCAATACGCAACAATAGTTCCTAATGCAACAACTAAAGCACCAATTCCTGTTGCAATTAAAGCTCCTCTAACTCCTTTTAAAGCATTTACAGCAACGGTTCCCAACTGTTTGAAAGCACGACCTGCATCTTCTAATCCTTCAAGTCCTTGAGCTAATGCCATAGCAGCTTGAACTTTTAACATTGTTTTTTGTAAGTTTTCACTTTCAACCCCTACTAATGCCATACCACCTTCAACAGCACTAAATCCACTTGCAACAGCACTTAAGGCTTTTCCAGTAGCAGCAAATTTACCCTCTCCTTTAAATGCAGCAATAGCATCGTTTGTATCTTCGATTTGGTCTTTTAAGCCAGCAGCTTTTTTGGCAGCTTCTGCAACTTGCTGAGAAGTTTCCCCATAAGCAGCAGCTAATCTTTGAACTTCTAAAACCGCTTCTTTATATTGAGCTTTTAGTGTTTTGCTATTGTCCTGAATTTCTAATTCAATTACCCTTTTTTCTGCCATTTCGTTTTACTTTTAGTTCTCTTATTGATTGATTCCAAAGGCTTTTAAAATCCTTTTTTAATTCGTGTTTTCCTTTCGCTATTTCTATGTTTTCAGATGCTCCTATAAACGCATCCAATTTTAACATATCTATTATTCCTTTTATCATGCTTGTTGTATAAAATAATACTGAATTTTCGTATTGTCTGAGTATCTAATCGTTAATGTAAATCTTCTTTGTAAGCCTGTTGTATTTCCCGGCACACCAACACCTAAACTTTTAACAGAAGTATCTGTACCAACCCAATTAAAACCAGCACTTGAAAGAACTAATCCTGCTCCCGTATTAGTTGTTGAAACAGAACCGTTTCTAAAATATACAGGAAAATAAAGTGAATGTGCTGTACTGCTTAATATAATTAAATTATTAAGTTGAACTGGTCTGAAATCGTTATATAAACTTAGTGTTGCTTCTCCAGAAGTCAACTCAATTTTCATATCGTTAATTATATATCGCTTATCTCCGATTATTAACCTATCATTCAAATTCAAATTAGTAACTAAACTTGTTGGCAATATAGTTTTTATAGTTGTTAATCGTTGTTTAAGGTTATATAAGTTAGATAAGTAAGCAAAATAATAAGTAGCATATAAACCATTTTGTATTGTTTCGTTTTCTATTATTGAATTATCAGCACCAAAATTTAAAGAATAGTTTATTTCGTCTTTTATTCTATCCTGCCCAAATAAAACATAGTCGTTTATATTTACATTTGCAGTTCCGTTATCGAATTTAATTGCATGGTCTAAAACATATTTATCGTTATACATATATAACAATGTAGGCTTAGGAATATAACCGTTAAAACTTTCGTTTAAATAATACCCTAATATCGCTTCGTGATTGTGGTGGTCTAATGCCCTTGCAAATAATAAATTTTCAAATGGACTATCAACAGTAAAATTCCCACCGTCATAGTTAAACGTGTTTACCGTATCTCCATATTCTGAATTAGCAACTTTAAAATAATTTCTATTTACAAATGATTCACTTTCTGGATGCTTAAATTCAATCGTATTATACAAAGGTATTTGTGCAATATCTACACTTTCAATATCAGTGTAATTTGTTATATCAATAACATTCCCCCTGTTATACCAATCTTCTAAAGGTAATAATTCAAAAGATTTATCAGCTACTCCAACACAAGTTAAATTAAATTCTTTTATAATTCCAGAAACAAAATCCGATACTTTCATATCTGGCATTGAAGTAGCTACATTAACCTTACCTAATAATACACTTGAATTTGTAGTAATTGCAGTTACTGAATAAGGGTAAATTTGATTTCCGAATCCGTCTTCCGTTATCATGTGAACTTCGTATGTTATATCAATGCCAAGTGTCATAGTATCAGATGCTTTAACTCGAAATGTTATTACTTGTTCTGAATCTAAAGAAGTAACTATAATCGGTGTTAAAAAACCCGTTGTTGTTCCTGTTAATGTTTGCCAATAAATACCATTTTTAAATACATCAATATAATAAGTTCCTGCTGCCGATTTTGAAAATACTTCCAAACTAATTCTATGGTAATTTATATCAATACTAAAATTAGTTAACGTAATAGTGTTATTAACTAAATCCACGTAATCACCTGAATTAGTAGGGTAACCCCATGCTCCAAATAATACCGTTCCTTTGTTGTTAAAATTAATACCAAGTATTTCAGTTATAAATTCATATTCAATAGCATTCTTTGCAACTAAAAAACATTTGTCAAATCTATCATCTGAAAAAAAAGAACTATTAAAAGTAATTCCAAAATACTCACTTATTTCTTTAAATATAGAACGTATCTTAACTGCAGGAAATAATTCGCTGTATTTTATTGCATGAGCATTTTGCGTTATATCTTCCGTTCCTGTTGTACCGTAACTCCATAACCTATTATTTGCTATTAATGGATAACGTACATTGTAATCAGTTGCTATATCCGTTATTCTATTATATATTTCAGTTCCGTTATAATCAAATTCTAATTCTTTATAATCTAATTGATTTAATTTTGTATCTCCAAATAAATTAAGCATATTAGTTAACTGCCCGTAAAAGCTAATTTGATAATTATCTATAACACCACTTTTTACGTTCGCTTTTTCCAACCCTATTACTCCAGTTCTAAATGGTATGTAATCAATTTCAATATATGCAGGTCGCTTTAAATTGTGGTCTATTGTACCGTCAACATCGTTTTGGTAAAAATGTTCAAAGATTTTGTTATTTGTTACACTGCCTGGAATAGTAAACGATTGACTAAAATCAGTAAACGTTTTAGAAATATCACTAATATTTTGAATACTCGAAGTAATGTTTATTTTTTCGTCATTAAATAATTCAATGCGTTCGTATTGTATTTTATTACATTGCGTTGTTTCAATAATTCCAAAACACGCACCCTCAGAAGTACATTCCCAATCACTTAAAAACGGATAATAAACATCTTGTTGCGAAGTGTAATAATAAGTAACATCATCTATTGTGATTCTAATTACCCATTGATCTGGTTCCCAATAAATAGAAAGTAAATCATCTTCTCTTGTATAAGCAGGTCTGTCGTAAGGATACGCAACTATATAAGCCTCATACCTTATTGGGACACCGTCTATTATAATTGTTATTTCAATACATTCTAAATCAACAACTGTTCTGCCTATATATATCTGTACGGTTTTCATTAAACTATTGAATTTATTTTGTCGTAAGCCATTTCAAAATCAAGTGAGTAGTTTATTTGTTTCGTGTTTATCTCTTTGTATTTTTCAACTGATTTTGTTTTTAAGGTAGCAGGAAAATCATTAACACGAATAACCTCACTTAACATTAATTCTTGAATAACTATTTTATATTGTTCATGAACAAAACCGCTATTTACTTTAATACTTATTTTTCCATTATTATTAAAGTTTTTAAACTGCCCTTGATATAAATTATAGTTTATTGGGTTTGGGTTTATTTTATAAGTGTTATTTGTAATATCTAAAGTTTCATTTGATGCTTTATAAAACCATTCTCTTTGCCATGCTCCAAAACGATTAATAAAATCTACTTTAACAGCTTCGTATTTACATTCACATTGAGGAACAAAATATGCTTCCCATACTATTGTAGTTCCTGCTTCATCATCATATCTTAATGAAAATAAATTTCCAACTGATATAAAATCAGCATAAACTTTTGAAAAATTAACTATATCAGATTGAGTAACATCTATTTCTATTTGTGCTACTGAATTATCTAAAGAGGTATATACTACATAAAGACGGTCAATTCCAGGGTAATAACTTGTTCCTAATAATGTAATTGTTCCTATTGTTGTACTATTAGAATCACATAAATAAGTGTATGGTATATTTCGTGTTCCTATACTTAAATTACTTAGTAATATATTACCTACTGTATTTACTGTTGGATTCATTTCATCTTCATAATATCCATATCCGTCAGTTGCTATTGTTTGAGTATTATTTATTTCTGTATCAGTACCTCCTATTGTTGCATAGGTAATTATTTTAACGTTACAATATGTATATTCGTTTGGCAGTACATTATTCCCAATTATATCTGGGTAACTATATATGAAATTAAAATACTCACGAATAAACGGTGCTATATTGTAATAAGTTGCAGTTTGATTAGTTGCAGGAATTAACTTTGATAAACTATAAGTTGGTATTGCAGGAGCTGAACCTGTGCCATTCCATAAAAATAATTCTATTCGTGTTTGTGTTTGCCCTGTTTCGTTAATTTCAACTATATATGGGCTTCTCGCTAATATCATTTCTTAAAATTTTGTTTCATTATACTATCAAATAAATCTACCACATCCAACCCGTAACTTTCAACTAAATCATCTGGTAACTTTTTAAACCCTTCTTCAAATGGTTTTGTAAAAAATAAACTTGGCTTAATTCCTTTTTCAAATATAGAACGTGCTATTGCAAAGTTTAAACCCTTTCTACTTTGAAATTGTCCTTTAACATTTCTCGGTGCAATACCTCTACGAATAGTCCATTTGTCAAAAGCACTCGGAGGGGGCATTTTAGATTTATAAGAAAACGGAGTATTAAATTTTCTTTTTTTACCTGATACACCTTTGTCTTGATAGAATCCGTACTCCTCCATATCAAAGTAAATCCCTATTGAGTTAGGCATTACTTTACTTTCTCCCGAAATTGAATCGTAAAGTTTCTTTGATGCGTTTTTACCTGAAGTAGTTAAATTTCGTTTTGCTTGACTTACTACGTACTTAATAAACTTTTGTAATGTTTCTTCTCCGTTATTCATCACAAACAGTCATTTCGTTTCCTATTAAATAATCAAAAGTCATAGTCCACCCTGCTAAGTTGTTTTCAAAACGTTCAATGAAAGGTTCGAGTGTTGGATTACCGTCAATGATTCCTGAATTTAAAAAGTAATCTCCTCTTATTAGTTTATCATAAACACGATTCAACATTATTACCTGAGTATTCAATACGTCTTGTTCATTGTCGTTACCTACAAAAATATCTGTTGTTTCGTCTTTCGATATATCTACAATATCCATAGCAATAATAGAAACATTATAACGAATAACATTATTTTCAAACGTGGCATTATTTACCATGATATGAGCTAATGGAAATATCGTTTGTTTAGATAAATCAATTCTAAAAATATCTCCCTCTGTTACTGTGTTAACTAAATTAGTAGCTTCTAATTCTGTTTTTAACGTGTTTAAAATTGCGTAATAACTCATCTTTTAATTTGTCTTTTTAATTCTCTATTTTCTATTTCCTGTTTCTGCTTTTCAAAAGTAAGGTAGGTAAGTGCTTTTGTAAGTCGTAGTCTGGTAACTTCGTCAAATTTTGTGACATCTCCCTTAGCGACTGCATATATTGATTGATACCATCCCCACTGTTTTGCAAATTGAGTTCTTTCGCTAAAGTCGTTTGTATCTGCTTGTTCATCTTCACTTGGCTCTCCAAATAATACAGGGTAGCCGTCAATAATTCGTTTTCTAAATTGCAAAAAAAAACTTGTGCAGCTAAAGCAATATCCAAAGGAGCAAATTCCATAACTTCTGAATAATTAGCTGAACTAATATACTCCTCGATTAAATACTTGTTTCTGTGTTTTTCTTTTATTGGTCGATACATAACTGCCATTGCTTTATGAAAGTTGTTTATATCGCTTATATTCGCTTCTAAGTCTATATATTCCCCCCAGCTTATTTCTTCTAAGTTTGGAATAAAACCAAATTCAACTCCAGATAATGTAAACCTATTTTGAAAATTCGTCTTTTGCTCAAATAACTTTGCAAAGTGAATGCTTAATGCTTCGATTTCTTTAAACGGAATCTTAACTATTTCTTTTAATTCAATACCGCAAAATATCTGAATCATCTTTTCAGCTAAAAATTCCTCATCATTCGTCTTTTTGGATAACTCTAAAAACTTCTGATAATGCTTTAAAGGTATTTCACTTAGCTTTGTCGGTATGGTTAGTTCTAATTTCATTCTTTATTATTAAACGTTTGTTCTGTTTTTTTGTAGTTCACAGCAATAGCATACGCATCTCCTAACATTATTAAATGCTTTCTTATACTTTGAGGGTCATCAAATACTATTTTAATTCGTTTTCCTGTACGAATATACACATAATTCTCAACTACCGCTTTTAACATCGGTGTATCATCTGTCATTAACGTATATTATATGTTCCATAATTGCGCTTTAATCCGAGTGTTTCCATTTCATGATAACGAAAAGCATCAATAGCATTGTTATTTTTGTCAATAGGTTTGTTTAATCTGATTCCGTTTTTATCTACGTCCCAACAATAAGAACGAAGTTCTTTAATTAAATTAATACTGTTTGACGTCACTAAATACTCCTGTTGTTGTATTACATCAATTCCGTAATTAATGCTGTCCTTGCCCTTTGTAACACCCTTAATAGTTACTCCATATCGTTTTATTTCGTCTATTGATTTAGGCTCTGAACTATCAGCATAAATAGGTACGTGTTTTGGAAGTATTTTAGCTATATCGCTGTTTAACATTCCTGTTTGGTATTTTAATTCGTTAAGTATTCGTGTTCCGTTATAATTGTAAACTTCAATTATTGCAGTTGGGTCGTTTGTATATCCAAAGTCAAGACCTATTCCTATTAACTTAGCTTCTGCAGGTAGTTTATCAATCTGTTTCCAATTACTAAATATAACACCCTCAAGCATTCCTATTTCTCCTAATCCATAAACCCTCCACCAATTACTCCAATAGCTACTTGTTTCTGCTTTTAAACGATTCTTTTCTATTTGTTGAACAATACTATTATCAAGTGCTTCGTTGTCTTTGTACGTTAAGATTATAAACTCTGAATCGGATTCGTCTTTTAGTTCCGTATGTACCCAAAATTCATTGGCAGGATTGAAATCTAAATAGACTTCTTTTTTTGTTCGAATAGCAAGTTCATTGTAACTTTCAAAAGATATATTATTACACTCATTAATATAGAGAATATCCCTACGAGCACCACGTAACTTACTGCTATCGTCAGCAGAAAAAAACTCAAAACTACTTCCATTCTTAAATTGATAGTTAAGGAGCGATTTATTAAATTGGTCTTCATAATATCTGTTAGTCCATTTAAGTATTTTTAAAAAATCTTTTAATGCTCCTCTACGCAAGTGAGGTATTGATTCAGCTACTATGCTTATTTCTAAGTTAGGTTGTATTATTGCTTTGTTTATTAAGACTGCTAAGATTGAATACGTTTTGGAAGCTGAAGTTCCGCCTTGTATTATTTTAATTCGTCTTTTTAAAGCCAGTACTTTATTCGTTGCTGTTGTCCTCTTGAACATCTGGAAATAAAGGTTGTTCTACTATTGTTTGTTCTATTTGTTGAAGTGGTGCACCGTAACCGCTATCCATTAATGCTTTATAAGCTGCTACATCGCCTTCACGTGCTTTTTTAATTAAAGCCAAAGTCATTAAATCTTCTTGACTCATTGTTTCTTCTGCACCTGTTAAAGGGTTCTTTAGCTTTTGATTTACTTCTAACCAATACTTTGCTATTGTGCTTCTATTCTTTGCTCCTTTAGGTCTGCCGTTAGGGTTTCCTGATTCGCCTTTTTTAAATTCGTGTTTTTCTATATCTTTTGCACCCATTTTTCTGCTGTTTTTGTGCTGTAATTAGAGCGGTTGGGTCGGATTCGCACCGTCTAACTTTTCTACATCCCATTCATTTGCTAAGCTATCCCAGTCCCATTCTCCAAAACCTACATTGTCTTTTATTAAAAATTCGTTTTTTTGTTCCTCAGTCCATTCATCTGCTATTATAATAGGTATTTCTTTCAATCCTATCTCTTTACAGGCTTTTAAACGCATATTGCCACCTAAGACAATATATTTACCGTCTACGTCAGTAAAAACGATTAGAGGGCGTTTATTTAGCATATCAGGAAATTCTTGGATAGACTTAACTAACTTTTGAAATTTTCCGTCTTTTATTATTCTGGGGTTTTTAGGGTTTGGTTTAACCTCGTTTATGTTTACTAACTTCATTTAATTAGAATTGTATTGATACGTGTTGAATTCGTCTTTTGTTACTGCGTGTATTTCTAACTTATTTATTTCATAGTCTAAAAATATACAGTAGTTTATTTCGCTAACTTGCATTATTACTTTTATTGCGTTCCATTCATTTTTATGTTTATTTGGATTCATAAACACTATGTAATAATCGCTGCTTAATGTTATGCTCACTTTTTTTCTTCGTAAGTTGTTGAACAAACGGCTAATCTTTGCTCCGTGTTTTCGTATTCACTTACCATTTTATCGTCAGACATACATCGTTGAATGAAGTCTTTTTTTTCTTCGTTAGGATTCGGTTCAGGTATCGGCATTTTCTAAATTATTTAAAAAGTTAGTTAAAAATGTTTTTTCGTGCAATAAAGTTTGTTTAGTGTGATTTAATATCTTCTTCTCCATTGCAATTACATTTGTTGAATTGGTTATTTGAAGCTCTAATTGTTCGATTAAATTCTTTTGAGATTGAACCCAAAGTTTTACTGATTTATCCATTTGTTTCGTCTTTATATTCGTTATAAACTTTTCTTAAATCATTTATTCTTTCAGCTACGCAACTTGGACAGCTTGTTAGTTCATTTCTTACTTGGAATACTCTTGAATGTATTTTAAAGAATTCTACTTGTTCTGGAGCAGTTACTTTATCCGTGTTTCTGATAAACCATTCATGCAACCAATCGTACTCAGGTTGTTCTAAACACAAAGGTTTTTTATAAGGGAATAACTCGTTTAACTTTGATTTGCGTTCATCGCATCCGCAATCTTCGCCTAAAATCCATTTAGCTACTTTTGCTATTCCTGTAACTTCTAAAACCTTTTCAACTGTATCTCCTAATCCTTTACTTTCAGCTGCTAAAATTTCAGCTTTCGTTCGTCTTTTTCTTGTCATATTTATTTATTAAAAAATTCTTTACTTAATTCTTGTAAGTCTTTTCTGAGTGCTTCATTTTCAGCTTTTAACTTTTTTACTTGTTTTTCTAATTTACAGTGTTCATGAAAAAACTCTTTTGAACGAATGCTTCTTAATTCTAATTCATTTTCTATAATTCTTAATATATTTTTAAATTCCATGTCTATTTAATTAATTCGTAATCCTGATTTATATAATCTTCGTAATCTTCACTCACGTTTTCTTTTAAACGTTCTTTGCAACTTTTTATAGTACAAAAGATTGAACGTAAACTTATATTCGTGTCTTTTGCTATATCTCGCATTGATTTATCCGTGTCTTTGTATAACTTGAATAAAAGTTGGTCGTAATAATGCCACGTTTTAGTTTCATTGTTTACTCTATTCATTAAACTTCCAAATGCTTCGTGTTCTTCTATCTCATCAATTTGTTGCAAAGTAAGTATTTCATTAATATCTACTTTTATTATTTTGCTTTTCTGTCTGTAAAAATCAACGAATAACGAACGCAAAGTTAAGTAAACGTAATATCTATTCACTTGTCCGTTTATAATAACTTGTTGCTCTTTATTTTTATTTAATAAACGAATATACATTTCTTGAACTAAATCTTCTGCATAAAAATACTCCCCAAATCCTTGAATTGTCTTTACATATTCTTTGTGATGCTTTGCTACAAGTTCAATCCAATTCACTTTACATATATTTCTACAACCCAATACAAAAAGAAAATGCCTATGACACCAGAACTTTTATAACTGATACCAAAGGCAATCTCATCCGTTCGTTTAATTTTCACTATGCTAAATTAAGTAATTTATTTCTATATTGTTTAAGTCGATATAAACCACGTGTTAAAGTATCTAATCTGTCTAAGTATATTTCAACATATCTTTCATTACTTACTTTCTTTGCTGAATAAGCTGAACGACCTACTAATTCGATTCGTGATTGCATACCGTGAATCATATCTTCAATACACATCATTCGGTCTTCAACTGCATCTGGAGATAAAACATACTGCTTACCGTCACAACTCATGCAAGTATAATCAACTTCTCTTTGTTCATACGGTATTATCGTATCGTTCAAATCAATAGTTACATAACCGCATCCATCACATTCAGGGCATTCCATTAATAAACTTTTCATAATTTCTAATTTTTAATTGTTTAACGTGTACAAATATACTAATTAATATAATACAAACAAAAAAAAACGGAATTTTTTACGTTCCGTCTTTCTGTTGGTTTACCAGAGCCAAATTATTTACTAAAAAACATTCCTAACTTTTCTATTGAACTGCTGGACAAATTTTGTCCTTTCATAAACTTGTGCAAGTTAGGTTGTCTTATTCCAGATTGTTTTGAAAATGCGTTTAAACTTAATTCGTGTTTTTGTAGGTAATTTTTAATCATTAACCGAGTAAGTTCATTTGCTTCGCTTAATACTTTTGCGTGTTCTTTCATATACCGTTTAAAAAGTCATCAAATCCTTGTTTCTGTTTAGGCTGTTCCTGAACGGGTTTAAAACTTAGGCTTTGAAACTTTCCTTTTTGTCCGTCTTTTACCCATGCTGAAACGTAATACTCAACGCCACCTATCGTTGCTTTACCCTGATAGTGTGGATGCGTTTCTTTTTCTCTTTTGTCGTTAGTAAATAACGCTCCTGAATTGTCTCTTTTTTCCATTTTATTTTAATTCTAATTTATAATACTCCAATGTTATATCTGCTATTCTTTCCGCATCTTTACGAATTCGTAATTGTCTAAGCTCATTTTCAAATGGCGTGTGCCATCTTTCATCTGAAACAGCATCGTAATTTAAATACGTAATAATTGCTTCAATAACTCTTTGTTTTCTTTCTTCGTAGTCCATAGGAACTACCATAACTTTTGCTAAGTTTTCCATTTTTACTTTGTTTTAATATATAACCTTTTAAATCTTTCAAGCGTACAACAAAACTCCGTTATAGGGTTTGTTTCATATTGTCTTATTGTTTCGTACCAAACTTTATCCTTTTTAAAGTCTTTGATTTGTACTATTTGCTCTCGGGTCGTGTTTTTGTAGTAACCCATTACTTTTAAATCTTCATTCATAATTCATTTATTAAATTGTTATAATATACTCTCGCTAACTCTATTCGTTCTTTAATTTGTTCTATTACTTCTTCGTCTTTTGCTATTTTAAACACTTTTACGCGCTTTTCTTTTGGTATATGATCAAAGTTATGTTTCGACTGTACAAAGTCCCTTACATCCAAACTTTCATCTATTAACCCTTGTTTCCAATGTTCACGTCTAACCTCATCTTCAACTATCTGAAAAGGTGTGTTTACAAGGCAATAGCAAAGTAGTGCTTCGTCTTTTCCTGTTAACCACATATAACCCTGTAATTGATAGTAATAATCTTTATTTGGGCATTCAGTTTCAAAAAACGGAAACGTAGTAGCATCCCAAGAACATTTTACATCGATTAAAACTTCATTCGTGTTTACGTCGGGTGTTCCAGTTAAATAATCGTTGCTTAAATTCTCTTCATTTTTGTAAATAAAGCCTAAATTCAACACATCGTTTACTAATTCTATTCCTTCATCTTCTACTTCATTACCTTTGTCAGTGTATCTGCTCCAAAACTCTTTACGGATTCCGTATTTATGTTCGATTGCAAGTTCTTGAATGTAGGTCTTTGTAGTTTTAGAAAGAACCTCCCCTTTTGTTTTGGGAAGACTCATTATTTTTCCTATTTGTGAAGCTCGTATTTTCATAATTGTTCTATTTGTTTTTCGTAACCTAATAAAATAACATGATTAGGTAAAAATTCATTATGTATTACTTTATGTCCCATTATTCTAATTATATGAATTGGAGTAATTTCAGTTTTATAATTATAATGTTCGTGTATTGTTTTTATATGGTTAGAATTCATTATAAATGATAATTCTGTTACATCTCTTGCTGTTATTTCATAAATATCATAAAGCAATTTATGGCAAGTTAAAAGTATTTCATTTGCTGTCATAACAATAAAAGTGCTTTTTGTTGTAACTCAGTTAATTCAAATTTAGATTGTAACTGTTCGATACTAAATTCCCCGTTACGTATTGCTTCAACTGCTTTTTCAAAACGTTCATTATCTATTTTTTCAGCTTTCTTGTTGTTTTTTGAATCAGGGTCGCTTTCAGTTTCATCAATTAAAAATAAACCATTTAGAGCATATTTACGTGCGTAACTTGAAGCTGTGCCGGTGCATTGTTCAGATGACATTCCTTTGTGTTCACCAAGTTCTGCCCATCCTAAAACTTCTGCTATCCCGTCATCGGTTTTTAAAGTTGCCGTTGCTTTTAAAAATAGCTTGTTGCCTACCTGGATAATATCATCGCTAAGGATTAATGTTGCTCCGTGTTTTACTAAGATAGGTTTTGCTGATTCTAAGATTTGCTCAGCACTACGATACTTGTAATTACCGAATTTGTTTAAACTTCCTTTTGGACATTTTAATTCTGCCTGAATTTCTAATAACTTTTTCATAATATAAATTTTAATTGTTTGACAAATATAACTATTCTTTTTAATATAACAATAGCTTTTAAAAAAATACTTAAAATAATTTTAATTGCGATACGTGGTTTTTAATTCGTTCAATCGCCTTTTCGTAGTATTCAGTGTCAAGTTCACAGGCTGTTAAGTCAAATCCGTAATCGTGACAAGCTATTGCTATTGAGCCACTGCCTAAATGTGTATCGAGTATTTTGTCTCCTTGCTTTGCGTATTTATCAAGTAGCCATTTGTAAAGTTGCGGTGGCTTTTGTGTTGGGTGAAATTTTTCATTTTTATTTAAGTAAGCTGAATATCTAAATATTTTATTTGCTCCACTGAAAGAAGTCCAAGCATACTCGCAATCAGAAAAAGATAACCCTTCAGGAACTTCTTTATCCCAAATAATAAATTTATTACATATACCTAAATTAAAATAATTACCCCCCCAAATAATTTGATTTTTTGAAACTCTAAATAATTCTTTGAAATATTCAGGGCTTGGAGTTTCATTATCCCAATCTTTTTGCGTCCATTTTCTGTTTTTGGCTTTAGATGCTTTTTTAGTTTTACCTATTCCCATATTCATATTTGCTAAATCTATCCCATAAGGCGGATCAACTATTGCCAAATCAAAATAGTTATCTGGATAGCGAGCCATTAGCTCCATGTTATCCTCGTTAGTTATTGTTATTTTATCAGTTACTTTCATAAAAATTTTCTTAATCCATTCGCACATCGTTCTATGCTGTTTGCTCGTTCCTGAAGACTTTTAATTTGTTCAGAGATAGTTTGCTTACAATCGCTTGTAAAATAGCCGTGTGAGTTAGCTATAAGTGGAATGATTCCATTTGTACGAATGTAGTTAACCATTTTACGTAAACGAACGCCAGTCATTTTAGTTTTATAACCTTTCGTGTTTAGGTATTCATTCATTCGGGTTACTATCAATTCACTTTTAATTGGGTTCGCCTTTTTGTAGTTTCTAAAACCATGCACCACTACGGGCAGTATTTCCATTTCTTCGCTTGTGAGTTCGTGTGTGAACTCTTCAAAATTAGTTATGCTCATTCTATTCTGATTTAAAGGTTTCTTGTTAATTGCTTTTGAAATTTATCAATAGCATTATTTAATTCGTGTTTTTGTTTATTCGTTAATGCAATATTAGTAATCATAATTTCTTTTTTCTTTGGTTGTGAATACTTGCAAAAACACGTATGCAAAGAGTTGCTACCATAACAAGCACATCCTTTATCTGTTTTCATTCTATTCTGATTTAAAGGTTTCGTTGTAGTATGTTTCTGAATCTCCATATCCTGATATTTCATACTTTCCATCATTCCAAGCATTTGTTATCTGCTCTTTCTCCATTTCTAAAAACTTATGGAAGTGATTTACAAACTCCCTGCCTTGTTGCGTATAAATGTCAAATAAAGACGGATGCAACCTTTCTAATTCGCTAAATGCTTCTTGTAATGCTGTTTTCATAATTTAAGTTTAAAATCCATAACGCATTACATCTTCATACTCAGCTAAACTCATTTGATCGTAATGGTCTTGTGCTATATCTCCGTTAAGTTCAAATCGTGTTTTTCTAATTTCACGTTCTTTAGCTTCTTCGTTTTCAATGTTACGCAAAATCATTTTTAGCGTGTTTCTTAAATGATTCTCATCCATTAAATCAATGTCGATTTTTTGACCATTCTTCATAGTCCAGTAATACTTTTTCATAATTTAAGTTTTAATTGTTTGGTCAAATATAGTTATTCTTTTTAATATAATTCTAATTGTTTAATCTTTTTTTTATAAATAGCCATAATTTCTTTTAGCTCGTCCTTTGTGAACTTTCGTGTTTTCCTTGCTTCTGCTTCTAATTCGTAGTAACTTTCTATTCCGATTTTATGTATTAAGTTTCTTTGGTACTCAATTAGGTTACCACTTAAATACGTGTTGCAGTGTTCACATTGTAGATGAACATTAAGTTCATTAAAACGAACGTTCCAATGGTTATTTGCGTTGAAGTAATGACCTGCGTTTTCTTTTAATGGTTTCTTTTGGCACGATATACAAACTTGACCTTTATCTCGTAATCTGATATACTTGTTAAAAATTATTTGAGTAGCTTTAATTAGTTCCTGGACTGTCTCAAGATCGTTTTTCATTTTTGCTTTCGTCTTTTTCCAAGCCTTCGCCTTTTCGGATTCTACCCAAACACGGACGCAATCGGATTCTAAGCAAAATTTTTGATTAAATCGGATAGGTTCAAATTTCTCTTTGCAGTTTTTACACTTCATAATTTACTTAACCATTGTTCATAAATATTACTTGCTATTTGTGCAGTCATTACAGGTGGAACACTCATTCCTAATAAATACAAATAAGGCATATTTAAAAAGTTGTAATCTTTTGGATATGTTTGACCAGACGTGTTTTCATTAAAATTACAATGTCTTGGTTCATCAAAAAGTACATCATTCTTTTTGGATGTAATAGTATTTAATGGCTTATTACCATATAAATAATTATTATTAAACATTGAATTCGGTCTATTTTCAATTCTACCTAATGTACAGCTAAAATCAGCATCACCATAAATTCTATTATTCCATATATTTCTTTTTATATCAGTCATTTCACATTGTTTATCATTAGCGCTATTATCTTTAATATCATTTAAGGTAATTATTGGTTCATTAAATTTCATTTCTATTTTAGGAATTTCTGTAAACATATCTTTCCAGTATAAAAACTTAGTAGCTAAATCTTTACGTAAACAAATAAAAAACACTCGTTCTCGTTTTTGAGGAACTCCCATTTTTGAAGCATCAAGTAAAAAATGTTGACAATAATAGCCAGCTTTATCAAACTCTTTATAAATTTTAATAACGTATTTTTTGGCTTCTGCTAATAGCAATCCTTTTACATTTTCAGCAACTACAACTTTTGGCTGCAATTCTTTTGCTAAATCTATAAAATCAAAAAATAATGTATCTAAAATCTGTTCAGCTTGTCCTTCTCTAAATACTTTTTCTTTTCCCCAATCTTTTTCTCGATTTCCTGCCATTGAAAAACTTGAACAAGGTGGTGAACCATCTAAAATATCTAATTCATATAATTCTTTTGGTAAATCTTTCCGTTTTGCAAAAGTTGTAATTGATTCTAAAAATGAATATTTAGGATTGTGATTTGCTTGATAAACTTCAATCATTTTTTTATCAATGTCATTATGTCCAATAACGTCAAACCCTGCTAATTTATAACCCATTGTTGAACCGCCACCACAAGCAAAACACGAAAAAACTTTTCCCTTGTCTTTTGTAAATACGGCATCTTTTAATGTCCAATTGTAATTAAATTTGTGTTTCATAATTCATAATTTTTGGTTTTTAATTGTATTTCTAAATCCTTATTCTTAAACTTCTCCTCTATTAATAGCTTTTCAAGTCTGAAATTTTGCTGTAATGCTGCTCTTAGTTCTTTTTCCATAGCATCGTAACTTATTTTTACTTGTTGTAAGTCTGCTAAGCTACGTTCCATTGAGTTAATTAAATCAGTTCTGTGTTCGTGTTTTTCTTTTATTTCTTCAAGGCTCAGTTTAATCTTTAAATATGTAGTGT